ACTTCCTCACCATGCAGACCGCTTTCAAACACACAGTTTCCCGAGACGTTAAGTGCGAGCGTTGGGAGGAGTTCATTGACGAGGTTACACAGGGAGACACCGAAAAGGCAGACTTCCTTCAAAGAGCGTTGGGCTACTCTCTCCTCGGTATGGCGAATGAGGACTGTATGTTTATCCTCCATGGCAAGACCACTCGTAACGGTAAATCCACTCTGCTGAATACGATTCAGTATATGTTGGGTGACTACTCCAAGGTTTCACCTGTCGGTATGATTTGTAAGGGAGACCGCAAGCGTGATGTGGAAGCCGCTACTCCCGAGCTGGTAGCTCTCAAGGGTAAGAGATTTGTTACCATGTCCGAGAGTAATGAGTATGGCAGATTGGACGAGGAACAGATTAAGAGATTCACAGGCGGCGAGGAAATCACCGGGCGAGCATTACACCAGTCTCCGATTACCTTCCTCCCACAGTTTACGATGTGGCTCTCCTGTAATGACCTTCCGATGGTTACTGACAAGAGTATCTTCGCTTCCGAGCGTATTAAGGTAATCGAGTTTAACCGTCACTTCTCCCCGGAAGAACAGGACACTCACCTCAAGGACGAGCTTTGTGAGCAGTCCAGTATGAGCGGCATTTTCATGTGGTTGGTGCGTGGATATATCCGTTACACCGAGCGAGGTCTCGTAATGGGCGATGGTCTCAAGAAGGTAGTTAAGAAGTATGAGCGAGACAATGACCTCGTGTTGCAGTTCCTCGAAGCTCGCTGTGAGCATAAGGAAGATGTGTCTATCAGAGCGAAAGACCTCTACAATGCGTTCAAGATTTGGGCGAAGTCCGAAGGTGCTTATATCCTCTCGGCTCGTAAGTTCAATTCCGAAATGGAGCGTCACCCGGAATGGTTTGAGAGAAAATCGACTTCCTCCGGCTTTGCTATCTATTGGGGATTGAAGCTCAAGGAGGTGGTGTAAATGAAACTACCATTCATAAATAAGAAACCGATAAGGCTAATTGAGCTTTTCGGAGGTATCGGTTCACAGGCGATGGCATTGACAAAACTCGGAGTGAATTTCGAGCATTACAGGCTCGTTGAGTTCGATAAATACCCTGTGGCAAGCTATAACGCTATCCATGGTACGAACTTCACTCCTACCGATATTACAAAAATACAAGGCAAGGATTTAGGTATTGTAGACACAGACCATTATTGTTATCTTATGACCTATTCGTTCCCTTGCCAAGATTTATCCGTAGCCGGAAAACAGCAAGGCATGAGTAAAGGTAGCGGCACACGCTCCGGATTGCTGTGGGAGGTGGAACGACTTCTCAATGAAACTGAACATCTTCCCCAGCTCCTACTCATGGAGAATGTACCACAGGTACATAGCAATAAAAATATGGCAGACTTCAATAGCTGGATTCAGTTTTTGGAGAGCAAGGGTTACTCAAACTATTGGCAAGACCTTAACGCTAAAGATTATGGAGTGGCTCAAAATAGAAATCGTTGTTTTATGGTAAGTATTCTCGGGGATTACTGCTTCTACTTCCCGAAACCGAAGCCGCTTACCAAAAGCATGATGGATTACCTCGAAGAAACTGTTGAGGAGAAATTCTATATTGATAATGAAAAGTCTTCTCTCTTGATTGCAAAGCTGATGGATAACGGTGTTATCACAGCCGAGAGAGAGAGAGAGAGAGAGAGAGAGAGAGACGTTCGACCTCTCAATTAACAACCCACAGAGACGTACAATCGCAAATTGCATTTCTGCGAGAACAGACCGAGGAATCAGCAACCGTAAGGCAGAGGGTACAGGGGTTGTCGAGTACAACCGCCGCCCTCAATTACAGACGAATTGATAAGGTGAATCTTCCTGTTGCAAAGACCCTATGTGCAAGAGATTACAAAGGTTTCGGCACAGGATTTGACACCATGAACGGAGTGATAGAATGGACGTAAAGAAGTTAGGTAATATTTCCGGGTATACAGGTGGTAACTTCTCCGGGAATGTTTACGATAAGCACTCTCTCTCTCCTACGCTCAACACAATGCAAGGAGGGTACAAACAGCCTATGATAATAAATGATGAACAACAGTCAGTTAGAATCAGAAAGCTCACTCCGAAGGAATGTTACCGTCTTATGGGTTTTGATGATGAAGCGTTCGAGAGAGCCGCAAGTGTAAATTCAAATTCCCAGCTTTATAAACAGGCTGGAAACTCGATTGTCGTTGATGTGCTGATGGCAATATTCGACAATCTACTTATTAGCGGACGCTCGGTATGGCTTGATGAATTGTTATCAGATGTGGACGAAGAATCGGCTTAACAGGAGGTGTTCCCAATGCCATATAAGCGACCAAGCTACCTAAAACAGATATGGTGGATTATAAAATACAAACTTACAGGAGGTAAGAGCCATGACAAACGAGCTGGCAAACAGAATCGCCCGGGAGAAAGATAAGTTCCTGTTCGAGCTGTTTAAGAAATACGGTTATCATCGTGGTAAGGTAATGAAGCTCCTTCGGAAGAACCGAATCTCTATGACCGTTCAAGGAGACCTTGAGACCTATCTCGTTGATGATAAGAAATTATTCACAATTCGCAAGGTAGTAAAATTCGATGATGAAAACTACCGAGTGACATTCTATTTTACGGAGGTGCTGGACAATGAAGGTCACTAAATGCACTGGCGAGGGTCAAGGCTCTTGTAAAAGATGTTCAGACAAAGGCAAATGGAACAGAATGTGGTGCTGTTTCCTCTATGAGATTGAGGGTTACGAAGGGTGCTACTGTTCCGACTGCGTGAAAGAAATCGAAATGGAGGTACAGGCAAATGAACAGACCATATCCTAATTTGGAACTCATAGAGTACAAAGCAAAACAAGCTCTACTGGCAGACGAGGAGTTCAAAGCCGCATTTGCGGAGAAGTGTAAATTCATGCGACTTCCTCCCGACTTTGATATGATAGTCTTCCCTCAAGTTTGGGGTAGCACCTGTACCGGGTTCGATGTTATGCCCGATGGCTCTCCGGCGATAGGTGGTTGTGCTATGACGAAGGAGTACACGACTGTCGCACATGAGCTTTTGACCGACAGCTACCTCGTTTTCTTCGGAGACCGAGCTTGCTATAAGGTCACAAATGCGACTGACGCTTTCCTCAACGACCTCTCTCGTAGATGTATGGCGAGCTTGAGTGAAGCAAAGCATAAATACTAAAATGTATTGAATACAAATTCGTATTAAATACAAAATTGTACTTAAATACAAAAATGTATAATACAAAAAAGTATAATACTTAAATGTATTAAAAATACGAATTTGTATTCGATTTTGACGGTTTGAAGTAGTCGAAGTAGTTGTTCTTCGGTTTTTCCCTTATTTTCTTCATAGAGACATATATTCATGCCCCTATATAAAAAATAAGGTAAATTTTGATTTTCGACTACTTTTGCTACTTGAATACAAAAATGTACTAAATACAGAAATGTATTAGGAAAGGAGACATGAAAATGGACATTGATAAGCTGTTAAGCGACCCGGTGGAAGCCGAGGAAGTGGTTGAGACACCGAAACCTGTTAAGAAATCCAAGGGAAAACCTCGTGGTGGGAACTCCCCTATGATTGGTGATAATATGCTCATGGTAGAAGGTGGAGATAATGCGAAGTATCTGTCGAAGAACCTGTACTTAATGAATCTCCCGGATATTGATATGCACAATGTTGATGAAGTACATGAGCGTATCAATCATTATTTCGAGTATATGGTACAGTGTGATAGCAAACCGACAGTGAGTGGATTGGCTATGGCATTGAACGGAATGTCACGAAGAACTTTATGGGCTATTGTTAATGACGCTCCGACTGGTGGTTCGGGGTACAACTCTGCGTTGCCGCCCGAGGTGGCACTCGCTATAAAAAAGGCACATAAAATTATGGAAACTTTGTGGGAAGACTATATGCAAAATGGCAAAATCAACCCTGTGGCTGGTATCTTCCTCGGTAAGAACAACTATGGCTACCAAGACAAGACCGAATACGTTCTCACCCCGAACGCTCAACAGGATAACGACTATAACGCAGACAACATCAGAGACAGATACCTTCCGACTTCCGACTATAAACAGATTGGAGCTTCCAACTCTGACGATGAAAATTGATTTCGACTTTCGACTTTCGACTTTCGACTTTCGACTATGCCGCTCGAGGGCTGGTACAGACCAGCTTCCGGGCGGCTTTTTCTATGCAAAAATTTTCAAAAATCTGCGAATTTCCTCCTCAATACTTTAGCACTTTAGCGTGATATGGTATTTTGTCCAGCTCCGGCGGCGGTCGCTCCGGCTCTCGCCCTGTCCGGCTGTCGCTGGTGTCCTGTGGAGCTGGTGAGGGTGTCCGGCTGTGGTTCTGTTGGTTCTGTCCATCGGTGGCGGCTTCCTTATTATATGTATATCTGCCGGAGCTGTGGCGGCTGTTGGTCGCTGTCCGGGTTGCTTCCTTATTATATGTATTTTTAGTTTTAACAAAATGGACATTTTGAGCCGCATACAAAAAAGTATTAAATTTTGAAAAATAAATACAAAAAAGTATTGACATAAATACAAAAATGTATTATACTAAACTCAACAAATACAAAAACGTATTTACACCAAATCAAAAACAGATTTTACGGAGGTATTAAAAATGAGAGTTTACGAATCAACCCCAACAGATGGAAGAAAGAGCTTTTACGGAAAAGCAAAAGTAATTATTGACGAAGCTGGAAACGAAACGCTTTACAGTTACGATACCCCAATTATTAAAAGAACCGCCGCCGGGGAGCTTGTAAAGTTGTGGGAGGGCTGGACAGCTACAACAGGAAGACATATAAACGCATTTTGCGGACTGAATAAAGCCGCATACATGGCATTATAAAAGGAGGTTAAAACAATGAAATTTAAGACAACACGCAAAGCGATTGTAAACGGTTCTGTAAATGTAAAATGTGCTGGTTATTGTGATTTACAACACCTTTTAAGAAATCACGAAGCAACCGCTTATAATTCCGGGGTTTACGGTTGGAATTTTGATGTATACGAGGTTTACGGAGTTACAATTTGCACAGGTTATAGAAATATGCCCGGCTCACGCTTGGAAGGTATTGCAGAATATGAGGAAGCCGCCGCTAAAATTTGGAGCTGGGAAAATAAAGCACCTTTTGAGGAAAAACAAAAACAGGTTGAAAAGCTCTTGCAAGAATTTTGTTTGAAAAATGGAGGTAAATATTATGCGTAAATATAATTTTTCTGTCGATGGCTTTAATTTTGAGCGTATCACAAAGAAAGCCGCCCGAATCGCATATAATAACGGTTTGACCGTCCTATTTTGCCCGGTAAACCTTCGCCCCGGTTCATTTTGGCGGCTGGATATGCCTATAAATAAAAATAACCAAAATTGCGAGGGTCACAGCTTCGACAGCGTTCTAAATCATTTTGAATTTTATAATTGCACCAACAACGAAACCGGACGCTATACCGCTTTTTATATCCCGGTTGAATATGTGGACAGGTTCACAGGCGAAGCCCCAACAGCGGACACCCTCGGAACGGTTCGACAGTATGATTATAAATATATGGAGGTATAAAACATGAGAAATATTAACGAGATTTTCGCAGAGTTGGCACAATACCAGCGTTTACAGGAGGAAGCCGCCGCCATGGTGGAAGCTCTCAAAGACGAAGTAAAACAGCACATGACCGCCGCCGGGCTGGACACGCTCACAGGCTCGGAACACAAAGCCACATATAAAACGGTTGTTAGTTCTCGCATAGATACCACCGCATTAAAAAAGGATATGCCGGACGTAGCAACCAAATACACAAAGACAACAGAAACAAAGCGTTTTACTTTTGCATAAATGGAGGTATAAAGAATTGATTATTTTATGTATTTTAATTTTTCCTTTTGTGGTTCTCGGATTTTTAATGGATATGAACAAATAAATATTTTACATCATGCCCCCCGGCTATATGTCCGGGGGTTTTCTTTGTGTCCAGCTTCCACAGGTGCGGCGGCTGGTGGCTGTGGTTCTGCTGTCCATCGCTCCGGGGCTGGTGTGCTTTGTGCTGGGTGTCTGCTGTCGCTGTTGGTTCTGCTGGTGTGGTTCTGTTGGTCGCTGTCCGGGGTCGTTCTGTGGCGGCTTTGTTTGGCTTTGTGGGCGGTTTTCTGTCGGGGTGCTGTTGGTGTATTGGGTCGATGTTTTCGGGCTGTCGTGGGCGGTTCTGCGAGCTGTGGAGAGACCCCCAGAGGGGGAGACCGCCGCCGCTCTCCGGGGCGAGGGAGTGGCTTAAAATTCCCGAAAAATTAAAAAGGGAAATACAAAAATGTATTGACATACAAAAATGTATTGACATACAAAAATGTATTTGTTATAATAAGAACATCTTAAAGGAGGTAATCACATGACAGGCAAAGAAATTGTAAAAGAAATCATGTCACTTCGCAGATGGTCTCAAGCGAAGCTGGCAGAAGAAATCGGCAAGAGCCAAACCAACGTCACAGGCTACTTGAATCGTGGTAAAAACGAAATGCGTTTGGACGTGTTCGCTGAAATGGTCGAAGCCATGGGTTTTGAAGTCATTGTCAGAGATAAAATGGGTACGAACAAACAGTTTGTTGTGAAAATGAGCGACCTTAAAATGGATTTGGACGCTCTGCTTTCTGACGATGATAAGTAGTTAAAGTAGTTGAAAATCAGATTTTTCACTATTTTTTCCATAGAGACACGTTTATATGCCCCTTATAGAAAAATAGGGGAAATTTTGAAAAAGAGCTACTTTTACTACTCCAAGGAGGTGAAACCATGGACGAGAGAGAAATTATACGAACCATCATGCAAGATATGAACTTCAACCACAAACTTCTTGCGGAACAGTGCGGCTACTCGAGCCATACGTCTATATCCAACAAGCTCAATGCTCCTACAATGACGGTGGAGAGCCTGTATAAAATGCTTCAAGCTCTCGGCTGTGAGCTGGTGATACGCAAGGGTGATAAAGAATACGTTGTCTCCCACTCTCCCGAGGATATTCAGAAAAGGTGTGACTTTGATTTGGGATTCGATAAGATTCTGTCGGAGGTGTAGCCTATGATTTATGGATATGCTCGTGTGTCCACCAAAGGACAAGCGAAAGACGGAAACAGTCTCGAAGCCCAAGATAAGCTCCTCCGGGAAGCCGGAGCGACAGAGATTTATTACGATTCCTTTACAGGTACGAAGATAGACCGCCCGGAGTTCGATAAGCTCCTACTGATTCTGACTGCCGGAGACACTCTCGTTGTCACGAAGCTGGATAGGCTCGCTCGAAGTGTGGCTCAAGGGATTCAGATTATCGAAGACCTTATCTCCCGAGGGGTCACAGTCCACATTTTGAATCTCGGTATCATGGACAACACATCTACCGGGAAGCTGATACGAAATGTCATGCTGGCATTTGCTGAATTTGAACGTGATATGATTGTCGAACGCACACAGGAAGGTAAGGCAATCGCCCGAGCCAAAGGTGTTCGTGTAGACGGAAGACCCGAAAAGATTGTATCACCCAAGGAGCTTGAAAAATTCCGAAAATTACAAAAAGACGGCGAGCTGACTGTGGCAGAGTGTTGTAAAAAGCTCGGCATAAGTCGTAGTAAATGGTACAATCTTATTGCAATTCAATCTTAATTGTGTTATAATGTAATGCAAGGAGGGTTGTAATATGTTGAAAAACAATGTAGAACTCGATGTAAAAATCAAATGTCTCGAAGCCGGACTGACACAAGACCAGCTCGCCGCCAAAGTCGGCACGACAGGTCAGTATGTCAATCGAATTATCAAGAAAAAAGACGGTTTTCTCAACAAAACCCTCGTTTCTATGATGGAAGCTCTCGGGTACGATATTGAATTAACCTATGTTAAGAGGGAGGACACCAAATGAAAAAGCTGATTATGCCCCTACTCCTCTCCCTTCTGTTGTTAGTCGGCTGTTCTGCCGAGACCGAGCCGGAACACACTCTCGAATTTGTGACAAGCGGCATGGTTATCATGGAAGACGAAACGGAGCTGTTCGGGGTCTTTTGTAACTACTCAAATTTGAGTGACGAAACCGCTATCCCATGCGATGAAATCAATATTAAGGCATTTCAGCATGGAAAAGAGATTCCTGTAATGGTCTATCCACAGGACGTAGGCGAAGCTGTCCAGTGTGATACTTCGATTCAACCCGGTACGACAGCTTTAGTTGTATGGACGTTCCAGCTCGAAGACGATTCTACCGTTTCACTGGAATTTACTGACGGTCAAAAATTTGATATTGAACTTACGGAGGAACAGTAATGTGGATATTGGCGGTGCTAATCTTCCCTCTTGCTGTCCTGTTTGAAGTCGTTCGTATGAACGAGAAGTCTCACCATAGGGGTAAGAGACGTAGAAGAAAATGGTAATTGGGTGCGTTATCGCACAGAGTTAAGGCTCTGAACGGTAACGCACTTTTTCTATATTGGGAGGTATTATGAAACAGTTACTCGATAGAATACTGGATAGTATTCACACCTCGTACAATTTCCAAGCGTATGAGGATTTATATAATATCTGCCGAGAAACGATGAAAACCGACATTCCCCTCGGGGTGGAATATCTGAAAAAGCTCTCGGTGGAATGTGAGCGAGCGATTATGAATCCGAAGCTCGAGGACAAAGATGTGATGAAGGTCTTCCAGCTCCATAAGTCGGTACTACTTGCCGCCGCTCCTCACGATTTTGACAGCTACCTACTCTATGTCGAGTGGAACAGAGACCCCGAGAAGAAGTTCTACCCTCCTCGTAGGAAGGTACTGAAACAGGTGGTAGACGCTCTGCAAGAGCTGGCTGACGATAAGCTGGATTTGCTGGCTATCAGTATGCCGCCGGGTAGTGGTAAGACCACTCTCGCAATTTTCTACCTCACATGGCTCGGTGGCAGAATCCCTAATGAGCCGATGTTGACAGGTAGCCACTCTAACTCCTTTGTACGAGGAGTATATGACGAGTGTTTGAGAATCTTCGATAAGAACGGTGACTACCTGTGGCAAGATGTGTTCCCGGCGGTTAAAGTCTCCGGCACAAATGCAAAGGATTGTCGTATTGACCTTGATAAAAGACAGCGTTTTGAGACACTGGAATTTACCTCTATCGGTACTGGTAACGCTGGTCTGTATCGAGCGGCTACTCTCCTGTACTGTGACGATTTGGTGTCGGGTATTGAAGTAGCTCTGTCGAAGGAACGTCTCGACAAGCTGTGGGAAACATACACCACTGACTTGAGACAACGTAAAATCGGTGATAAGTGTAAGGAACTGCATATTGCTACTCGCTGGTCGGTTCACGATGTAATCGGTAGGCTCGAGCGTGAGTATATCGACAGTGACCGAGCGAAGTTTATCGTTATCCCGGCTCTCGATGAAAATGACGAATCCAATTTCGATTATGCTTACGGTGTCGGATTCACTACGAGGGTCTATCACGAGCAGAGGAACATCATGGACGAAGCAAGCTGGCGAGCTTTGTATATGAATGAGCCTATCGAGCGTGAAGGTCTTGTATACTCACAGGACGAATTGAGACGATATTTCGAGCTTCCTTCGGGCGAGCCGGACGCAATTATTGGTGTCTGTGATACCAAGGACAAAGGTAAGGACTACTGCTTCCTTCCTGTCGGATATGTATATGGTGAAGACCATTACATTGACGATTGTGTTTGTGATAACGGTCTCCCGAATATCGTAGACGCAAGGCTGATTGAGATTCTCGTAAGGGATAAGGTAAAGTCCTGTCGCTTTGAATCCAATTCTGCCGGAAGACGTGTGGCTGAAAAGGTTGCCGAGGGTGTTAAAGCCAAGGGCGGTATTACTCATATCACGACCAAGTTCACTACTGCCAATAAGGAGACGAAAATCATCGTCAACTCGGCATGGGTCAAGGAACACTGTCTGTTCAAGGACAGCTCTCTTTACACCCGAAAGAGTGACTACGGAAAAATGATGGATATGCTCTGTTCTTATACCGTTGCTGGTAAGAATAAAAACGATGATGTTCCCGATGGCATGGCTCAATATGCTGAATTTGCACAGAGTTTGACCGGGAACAGCGTGGAAATCTTCAAACGTCCATGGTAATTCCGTTTTTCCACATTTTCCACAAAGTTTTCCACAAATAATTCTAATAATCAGAATTAGAAACTTGACTTTTGAGAACTTTGTTGCTATAATAGTATAGGTATAAGTAGATTTATTTTATGGGCGCATGATTGCACGAGGTTCAGTCCTCGAATGTAATTCATGCACCCATTTTGTATTTTTGTGGAAAGGAGGGGCAATCGTGGCAAACGTAGTCGATGAAACAAAGGTCTTGAGCGAAACTCGCCTTATGAGTGGCAGACGTATCATCAAGACCAGCGAGCGAGAAATCACTCGAGACAATGTGCAAGACGTATTGGCGAAAGCCCTTGAAACTCATGCTCTAAATCGAAGCGAGATTGATTATCTTTACAGGTATTACAAAGGTGAACAGCCTATCAGATACCGAAAGAAAGAAGTTCGCCCGGAAATCTGTAACAAGATTATGGAGAACCGAGCAAACGAGATTGTCTCCTTCAAAGTTGGTTATCTCTGTGGTGAACCTATCCAGTATGTGAGCCGCAACGGTAACGAACAGGTAGTAAATGAAATCAACCAGCTCAACGAGTTCATGTTCGCAGAGGACAAAGCAACTCAAGACCAAGAGGTTGTTGAGTGGCAAATGATTTGTGGTACTGCTTTCCGCTTACTTCTGCCGGACGATGTGAATGAGGAGGACGAAGCTCCTTTTGAAATGTTCACTCTCGACCCAAGAGACACTTTCGTGGTCTATTCAAATGAAATCGGCAACAAGCCTATGATGGCAGTTAAGTATAGCAAGGACGATAACGAGATTACCCATTACTCCATTTATACGGAGAATCGTTATTACCTCATTGACGATGGTATCGTCATGGAGGAAAAACCTCATGCTCTCGACATGATTCCGATTTTTGAATATCCGGCAAACAACGCTCGTTTGGGTGCTTTCGAGATTGTGCTTCCTCTTTTGGACGCAATCAACAATGTGGGAAGTAACCGAATGGACGGTATGGAACAGTTGATACAGGCTTTTATCAAGTTCATTAACTGCGATATTTCCAAGGACGAATATTTAGAATTTTTGGAATTGGGAGCTATCAAGGTGAAATCCGTAGACGGTCAGACTGCCGATGTGGACGTGGTTACTACCGAGCTTAACCAAACACAGTCACAGACCTTGAAGGACGATTACTACGAAGCGGTACTTACCATTTGCGGTATGCCAAATCGTAACGGTGGTTCTTCAACCTCCGACACAGGAGCGGCGGTTCAGCTTCGTGATGGTTGGTCTGACGCAGAAGCTCGAGCAAAGGATAGTGAGAATATCTTCAAGCGTTCCGAAAAGAAAATGCTCAAGCTGGCACTTCGTATCTGTCGTGACCTCGGAGGTCTCAACCTTCGTTTGAAGGATATTGATATGAAGTTCACTCGTAGAAATTACGAGAACATTCAGAGTAAATCACAGGTACTTGACACTATGCTCAAGAATCCGAAGATTCACCCACAGCTCGCTTTCCAGCACTCGGGTATGTTCTCTGATAGTGAATCTGCGTACACCATGAGTATGAAATATTACGAGGAACAGCAGAAGAAAATCGAGGAAAGTATGAAGAAGAATGAACCGGGCGAAGGTGATAACAACGACCCGGACGATGATATTTAAGCGGTTCGCCGCTTCTATATAGGTCAGAGAAGACCCTAAAACGCAAAAAGGTAGAGAAACCTTAAATCGCAAACATCGTTACAGAAAACGTAAAAAGACAAGGAGGATTTTCGTATGGCAAAGGTAGATGTTACCAAAATCGAGGGTTATGAGAACATGACCCCGGAACAGAAAATTGCCGCTTTGGAGGGCTTTGATATGCCCGACCCGGATTATAGCGGCTATGTAAAGAAGGACGTGTTCGATAGAACCGCTTCCGAGTTGGCGAATACCAAGAAACAGCTCAAGGACAAAATGACGGACGATGAAGCCGCAAAGCAGAAGGAAAAAGAGGAACGTGAGGAGTTAGAGAAGAATTATCAAGCTCTGCTTCGCAAGAGTACCGTTTCCGAACACAAGGCTGAATTGCTCGGCATGGGTTATGACGAGAAGCTGGCACAGGAAACTGCCGAAGCTATGGCTGACGGTGATACCGCAAAGGTGTTCGCAAATCAGAAGAAGCACCTCGAAGCTGTTGAAAAGAAGGTTCGTGCGGAAGCCCTTAAAGATACACCTAAACCGACAGGTGACGGAGATTCCAAGACTATGACGCTTGAAAAGCTCCGCAAAATGACCCCACAGGAGCGTTACGCTTACTCTGTGGAACACCCCGATGAATACAAAGAATTATATGGAGGTAAAGAATAATGGCTCATAAGATTTATGATAATTTCTATCTCTCTAACGAGATTGAAGACCAGTTTAACTCCCATTTGGATTTACAGCAGTTCTGTACTGTTGATAACTCCCTTGTGGGTACTGCTGGCATGAAGCGTAAGATTAACGTCTATTCTGCTACTGATGGTACTGAAAAGCTCGCTATGGGCGAAGGTAACAGCAAGGCAATCGAAGTTACTTACGCTGAACAGGAATACGAGATTCTGTTAGCACAGAATCACTTCACTTACTACGATGAACAGGAAATGACTGACCCTATGCTTGTTCCTGTTGGTCTCCGTCACATGGGTACTGATATGTTCAACACTGTAAACGCTGACGTGTTCGCAGAGTTCAACAAGGCTACTCTTACTGTCAATGCAGACGCACTTAACTTCGGTGCATTTGCTGACGCTGTGGCGAAGCTCAACCTTGAGCGTATCGAGGGTGTAAGCATTTTCGCTTTCGTATGTGCTGATGATATGGCGGCTATTCGTAAGAATCTCGGTGAAGACCTCAAGTATGTTGAGAGCTTCGCTCGTTCCGGCTATGTTGGCACTGTCGCTGGTGTAAACATCTATACCAAGAAGGACGCTGTGGCTGGCACTGTAATTGTTGCTACCAAGGAAGCGGTTACTATCTTCAACAAGAAGGGTACAGAGGTTGAAACCGAACGTGACGCAGATGTTCGTAAGAATGATATTTACTCTCGTAAGTATTACCTTGCGGCTCTCACTGACGCTACAAAGGCGGTTAAGATTACTGTCTCTGCTGGTTAATGATTGGAGGTGGATAACATGACCGAACAAGAAAAGCTCACAGCTTTGAAAGCGATGGTCGGTGGCTCTGACACTGACGAGGTGTTATCCACTTATCTTCTAATCGCTGGTAAGAAAATCATCGCCCGAGCTTATCCGTACAAGGACGATGTTACCGAAGTTCCTTCCAAATACGACACTCTCCAACTCGAGATTGCCGCTTACTTGCTAAATAAGCGAGGTGCAGAAGGACAGACCTCTCACTCGGAAAACGGTATCTCTCGTTCCTACGAGAACGCAGATGTACCAGCTTCCATGCTGAAAGCGGTCACACCTCATTGTGGGGTGATACGATGAAGTGCATGGTGAGAAACAAGGTCAAATTCCATTACGCTTTCTATGAGAGCAAAGAGCCTGTGACAGACGAGTACGGAAATCTGACAGGCGAATACAATGTCAAACATGGTAATCCGATTGAATGTTTCGCCAATATCTCTGCCGCAAAGGGTGAAACCCAAACTCGACAGTTCGGTGAGAATGAATCCTACGACAAGGTTATTGTCATGGACGCAGACGCTCCGGCGATTGACGAGTACACAATACTGTGGGTAGACACTGTTCCTCAAGTCGATGAAGACGGTAAGTTGATTGTCAACGAATCCGGCGAAGTCGTAACCCCCCACGATTATGTCGTGAAGAAGGTTGCCAAGAGTATGAACGCTGTGTCTATCGCAATCAGTAAGGTGATGGTAAGTGGCTAAACACAAAATTTCATTTGGATTATCAGAGCAAGACATTGATAGAGCTATTAAAGAATTAGAACAGTACAAGCGAGACTTTTTGAAAAAAGTCGATAAGTTCCGAGACCGGGTGGCTCAAAGATTAGCCGAAGAAGCTCAACAGGGTTTCAACGGTGCGATTGTTGACGATACCTACCGCACTATTACAAATGGTGTGAAGTCCTCGGAGCAAAGCCGAGTAGCACAAGTCGATGTGTCGGTAGATAACCGAGGGGCGGTTACTGTCGTTGTTGCGAATGGCGAGGACGCTATTTGGGTTGAGTTTGGTGCTGGTGTCTATCATAATGGCTCTCCCGGTTCTTCTCCTCACCCTCATGGTGCGGAGTTGGGCTTTACAATCGGAAGTTTCGGTGAAAACGGTAAGAAAAAATCGTGGGGTTATAGAGACGAAAACGGTGTTATTCATGTGACACATGGTACTCCGGCTCGTATGCCAATGACCCGAGCTGTGACAACCGTTTGTAATGAAATCGCACAAATCGCAAAGGAGGTGTTCGGGTGATTGACATTGAAACTGAAATCTTCAATATCGTAGCCACAAAGGTTCGTGAGAAGTTTTCCACAATCTATATGACAGGTGAATATGTTAAATCTCCACCTTCTTTCCCTTGCGTTTCTCTCGTGGAAACAGACAATCAGCCTTATCTCAAAAGTCGTACAACCGACAGTAATGAGAATCACGTTGAAGTGCTATATGAGGTGAACGTCTACTCGAACCTCAAGACAGGTAAGAAAGCTCAATGCAAGAGTATTATCGCTCTTATAGACGAACAGCTTTTAGCACTCGGCTTTACACGAACCATGCTGACACCTGTTCCAAATGAGGAAGACGCAACAATCTACCGTATGGTAGGCAGATATAGAGCAATCGTATCTAAAAACAAAGTAATTTACAGGAGGTAAAGAATCATGGCTATTAGCACTTACAAAATCTTTTTGATGAAGAAGGCTGAATCCGCATGGGAAAAGCTCATTGACATTAAAGAGTTCCCGGATTTGGGTGGTTCTCCCGAAATGTTGGAGACTACTACTCTGTCTGACAAAATGCAGACTTATATTCCGGGTATTCAGAACATTGACGCTCTCGAGTTCACTTCTAACTACACCTTTGACGAGTACAAGTCTCTGAAAGCCCTTGAGGGTATTGAGAACGAGTACGCTGTGTGGTTCGGTGGTACTGAAAGCGGCGATACCGTTACTCCTACTGGTACTGACGGTAAGTTCAAGTTTAAGGGTCAGCTTTCCGTATTCCCTGTTGGTGGCGGTGTAAACGAGGTAGTTGACATGACTATCACTATTGCACCTTCTACTCCTATCAGCATGGACGAGGAAGCGTAAGCACAATTTTTAAGGAGGATAATTTATCATGGCTAAACAGTTGAAATTCACTTACGAGGACAAAGAGTATACACTTGAGTTCACTCGCAGAACAGTTACCGAAATGGAAAAGAAGGGCTTTGTAGCCGCAGAGGTTGAGACTAAACCTATGTCCACTCTGCCTACTCTTTTCGCTGGTGCGTTCCTTGCACATCACAGATTTGTGAAACAGGAGGTCATTGACGCTATCTACGCTAAAATGACTGGCAAGGAGGAGCTTATCGGTAAGCTGGCAGAAATGTATAACGAGCCGATTATGGCACTGGTTGAAGAACCCGAAGAATCCGAGGGAAACGTGAGCTGGACAGCGAGCTGGTAAGTGGTTCACTGTCCAATGATGAATCCGCTAACAAGGGGAGCGAGCGTGAGAATCGCTCTGCTTCCCCTTTTCCTTATACGGAGATTTTTTACGACAAGTTCCCCTATTACTTATCAATAGGTATGACGGAAGAACAGTATTGGGATAAAGATTGTACTCTGACGAAGTATTATCGCAAAGCGGAGGAAATCAGAAAGGAGCGAGTAAATCAAGAAGCATGGTTACAGGGTATGTACGTCTATGACGCAATTATCCGAATCGCTCCTGTCCTACACGCTTTCGCCAAAAAGGGAACTAAACCCCAACCTTATGTTGAGGAAGCATATCCTATCAACAAGAGAACTGTTGAGGAAGCTAAACTCAAGAAGGAAAAGGAAAAAGCACAAAAAGGTGTACGTTATATGCAAGCGTACATGGTCGCAAATAACAAACGATTTGAAGAAAGGAAGTGAGTATTATGCCAACTACAATCGAATCTCTCGAGTTAGAGGTACAGTCGAGTTCAACCTCGGCGGTTAATGGTATAGACGCTCTTTCCGCTTCTTTGTCAAAGCTAAAAATCGCAACGAAGGGCGGTGTTGGGTTACGAAGCGTGGCTAATCAGCTACGAGACCTCAATACCGCCCTTAAAGGTGTGGACGCTTCTTCTGTTGACAAGGTGGATAAGCTGGCAACGAGTTTGTCCAAACTACAAGGTTTGGGTAATCTTAAGCTCTCAAGCTCCATCGGTAATCAGTTGAAGAACATCGGTAGTGCCGCTACTTCGCTGAATGGTGTGGACTTCTCGGGTATCACGAAAATGTCCAACGCTCTATCTTCGTTGGGTAGTATTGGTAATGCTTCCGGGCTGAAATCCGCTATCACACAGTTGGGTAAGATTCCGGCATTGGCACAGACCTTGAATGGTGTTGACTGGACTACATTCACACGAAACATTCAAGCTATGTCCAACGCTCTCACCCCTCTCGTGAATCAGCTTAACTCGGTATCTACTGCGTTCAACAGACTTCCTTCAAATATCCGAAACATGGTGTCTGCTACGAACAATCTGACACGAGCGAATAACAGTGCCGCCAACAGCTACATGAACTTTTGGGCGAAAGCTCGAATGGCTTATAACGCTGTCCGGGTCGGTGCGAGAATGATTGCTTCGTGGATTACTGAATCGAACAGCTACATTGAAAACTTAAACCTTTTCAATGTGTCCATGGGTAAATATGCCGAGGAAGCTCAAGCGTATGCAAATCAAGTCGCTGAAATTATGGGTATTGACCCCGGCGAGTGGATGCGTAATCAAGGTGTATTTATGACAATCACCGAAGGTTTCGGTGTGGCGAGCGACAGAGCATATATCATGTCGAAGAACCTCACCCAGCTCGGTTACGACCTCTCCTCGTTCTTTAATATCAGCTATGAAGACGCTATGCAGAAGTTGACCTCGGGTATCTCGGGTGAACTTGAACCCCTTCGTAGATTGGGTTACGACCTGTCGGAAGCTCGATTGAAAGCGGAAGCACTTTCGCTCGGTATCACAAAGAGTTTCAACAGCATGACACAGGCTGAAAAAGCACAGATTCGTTACTATGCCATTATGACACAGGTAACGTCAACTCAAGGTGACATGGCTCGTACTCTTAATGCACCAGCTAACCAGCTTCGTATTTTGAAAGCACAGGTAACACAGTGTGCAAGAGCTTTGGGTAATATCTTTATCCCGGTTCTCAATGCTGTTCTACCTTATGCTATTGCACTCGCAAAAGTGATTAGAATTTTAGCAAATTCTATCGCAAGTCTTTTCGGTTTCAAATTGCCGGAAGTTGACTACTCCTCTCTGACGGAGGGAGCTGGTATCGCCGGAGACATTGAAGACGGTTTGGGCGGTGCTACGGAAGCGGCAAAAGATTTGAAAAATGCCATGCTCGGTATCGACGAGTTGAACATCATTTCCCCGACAGACGCTTCGGGAGCTGGTGGCGGCTCGGGTATTGCCGGAGGTGGCGATTTGGGATTTGAACTTCCCGAATATGATTTCCTCGGTGACGCTATCGACAGTCGTGTAAACGACCTCGTAGAGAAATTCAAGGAATGGCTCGGTATCACAGGAGAAATCAACTCGTGGTCTGATTTGTTCAAGACACGATTGGGCGAAATTGTAATTTTGGTAGCCGCTATCGGTGCTGGTATCGCCGCATGGAAGGTTATGGGATTACTGAAATCGCTCGGCATTATTACAGGTGGATTAAAGACAATGCTCGGTGTCTCGCTCGCTGTCGGTAGCTCGGTAGCCTTTATAGGTGAGAGTATCAATGCGTGGGTCAACGGACTGGATATAGATAATTTCTTCGGCATGATTGCAAGTGGCGGTGGAGTTATCGGTGGTCTTGCCCTTGCGTTCGGTTCACTGGCGGCTGGTATTGGTGCGGCGGTCACTGGTCTTGTAGGCTTTGTAGTCGGTATCAAGGACGCTATTACAAACGGTCTGAATCTACTGAACGGTGTACTGATTCCGTTAAGTGCTACGGTGAGTGGTGCTGGTATCGGTGCAATTATCGGCTCTTTAGGAGGTCCAATAAGAGCGGCTGGCGGTGCGTTAATCGGATTGGTAGTCGGTCTGTTGATAGATTTGGGTATCGCTATTGCTCAAAATTGGGATTCCATCGCACAGTGGGCGAAGGAAACTGGAAAGAAAATCAAAAAATGGTTTGACGATAGAGTTGAGGACGTGAAAGCGTTCCCCGGCGAAGTCGTAAAGGCTTTCAAATCCTTCCCTAAAAAGCTGGAACAGGGTCTCAAGGTCGTGAGCGATTGGCTTGACACTCTACCCGGTAAAATCAGTCAGTGGTTCTCCGATTTAGCTTCGGACATTGACGAATGGTTCGATGAACTATGGCAACCGATTAAAGATTACGATTGGAACGGTCTCGGTTACAACATGGGTCAGTGGTTCGGAAATGCTGTTAAGTCAGCTATCAATTTCGTAACCGTTACTATCCCTTCCAAGATTTCCGAGCTGACCGAAAGTATCAAGAAAGCACTGAAAAACTTCTTCACAGTTTCGCTACCATATTTCTTCAACGAGTGGCTACCCGATGTGGTACAAAGCGTAGCTGATTTCTTCCTCGAATTGCCCGACAAACTCGGTGCGGTAATCACTTCTATTTGGGAGGGATTGAAGGAAGTCGGCTCGAGCATTTGGGAAGGTGTACTCGAAGGATTAGGAGCAATTTGGGAAGGTATTACCGAATGGGTTGACGGTTTGGTAGAGGGCTTCTGTGACGCTCTCGGTATCAACAGTCCTTCTACGGTATTCAGAGACCAAATCGGTATCTTTTTGGCAGAGGGTATTCTCGAGGGTCTGTTAGAACCGTTTAAGAAAATCGGTGAATGGATTAAGAAGAATATCATCGACCCTATCGTGGAAGTTATCACACGCAACCCGATTGAGAACCTCAAAATCGGTGTTGAATTGTTTAAGTCGGGCTGGAAGACAGTTAAGGAATGGATTGGCAATCTGCCTATCATTTCACAGGCTATCTCCCTCTTAAAATCCGGCTGGACAACCGTAAAGAACTGGATTGGTAACATTCCTACACTCTCACAGGCAATCAGCTTGTTAAAGAGCGGTTGGACAACAGTAAAGAACTGGATTGGAAATATCCCTACTCTATCCCAAGGAATTTCACTCCTCAAGAGTGGTTGGACTACGGTTAAGAATTGGATAGGAACAATCCCGGTACTCTCTCAAGGTATCAGCTTACTGAAATCCGGCTGGACTACGGTTAAGAATTGGGTCGGTACTATCCCGGTATTGTCACAGGGTATCTCTCTGTTGAAGTCGGGTTGGACGAGCGTAAAGAACTGGATTGGTACATTACCTGTTATCAATCAAGGTATCTCCCTCTTTAAGAGCGGTTGGTCTTCACTGTCAAGCTGGATAGGAACAGCGTCTTCCGTTGGTATTTCCCTTTGGAGGAACGGTTGGAGTTCTATCTCAAGCTGGATTGGTACTTCGGTATCGGTAGGTATCTCCCTCTTTAAGAGCGGCTGGTCTTCTATCAAGTCTTTCTTCGGACTGGCAGATGGCGGTATCGTTGGTGCTAACGGTGGTGTGAAGATGTTCGCTTCCGGCGGCACAATCAATTCCATGGGTCGTAGCTGGTGGGATTCTATCCCTAAATACGCTGGCGGTACGACAAAAGCCCATGGCTCGATGTTCGTAGCCGGAGAAGACGGAGCGGAGCTTGTAGGTCATGTAAATGGCACTACGGAGGTTCTTAACCGATTCCAGTTGGCTCAAGTAATGCACAGCTCTATCGTAGCTGGTATGGCACAGTTCACAGGATATTGGAGAAGCATGGTCGGTCAAATGACTACTTGTGCGAACGGTATCATTCGAGCTGTCATGGTCGGTTCTAACTATGTTGTAACAAACGTGGGTACGGTTGACACCTACGACCCGGCAAACGCTTTGGCAAGAACGGTCTTCGAGGATTCTCAAAGAGCGTATAAACATTATTCCTCTGACGATTCCATGTATAACTCTATGCGAGATTTTTACAGAGAGTACGTTGAGCCTACTCTCAAGGAAATTGCGTCTGACGCAAAGAGACAGGCAGATAAAGAGGAACAGACAATAGTACAGATTGGCAATCGTACAGTTAATGACGCTGTGGTAACACAGCAGAAAGCCAACGGTTACGTTTTCGCTAAATAAAGGAGGTGGTAACTATGGCATATTTAGCGATAAATGGTTATGAGTTACCACCTTGCAAGCGAGGTGTGAACGTAATCGTAACCACAGTTGTAAATTCCGGGCGAGACGCTAACGGTGCTGTCGTAGGACAGCGAGTAGGTCGAGACCAGTACAAGATAGATGGTCTTGAGTGGTCGTGGCTCACAGCGGCACAGTGGGAAAACATCTTGAGGATTTTGAGTAATTTCTTCGTGTATGTTACCTTCAATGACCCTGTGACTAACTCACGAAAGACAATCAGAATGTATTGCGGAGACCGAACAGGCGAGCCTTATTGGGTGGACGAGAACGGAACTCCTACCCATTACAGGAATTGCAAGGTGAATCTCATTGACACAGGGGAGGGTTAATCATGCAGAAAGTATCTAAAGCGTACAAAGCAAGTATGAAATCCTCCCTCCGAGAGAGAGCTTTTATAATGCTCTCTTTCGGACTTGTCAACCAAGAAGCACAGGCGAAAGCCAAAATCACAGACGGTGATTATTCCTATTACTCCAACAAAGACAATCTTTTCGGAGAGCATACGGACGATACCGTTTATGCGACACTCGAGGAAAATTTTACGAGGGTTGACGGTTCAATGTTCTTCTTACCGAGAAGCTCCTCTGCTGACAAATTCTACGACACTGGATTGGTCGGTAAAGAGCTGGTATCAGAAGCACAGTGCGAGCTTACAATCAATCTCAACACAGACGCTACCGATTTCCGAGGTCTGACAATTAACTTCGGAGAGAATTACCCGGTTGACTTCGATGTTATGGGTAGTACAGGTCAGACAGTCGAGTTCCGAGACAATGATAAAGCCGAATGGTCTACCGAGGAAGTTTTCGAGGACACAACCTACTTGAAGCTGGTGTTCTATCGCATGAAGAACCCACAGAGCAGACTTCGTATCTACTCTATCCGCTTCGGTTATGGTCTTGTGTACTACAACGATTCTGTCATGGGTTCTACCCTCGATAGTTATATCTCTCCGATTGGAGCAGATGTGCCGCAGATTGACTTCTCGGTTACGCTGAAAAATTACGACCATTACTTTAATGTCGATAACCCGAAATCAGCGATTAACTACCTCGAGACAGGACAGGAAATGGATATTATGTATGGTTATCAGCTTCCCGGCTCTGATGAAATCGAATGGATTCAAGGTAATCACCTTCTCTGTTCCGAGTGGGAAAGTGACGATAACACAGCTACTATCCGTTGCCAAGACATTTTCCGTACCATGGGTTCTGAATACGTTAAGGGTTTGTATGCCGCTTCCGGCAAGAGCTATTACAAATTGGCTCAAGAGATATTGGCTGACGCTGGTATCACGAATTACTATCTTGACCCTCGATTGAAGAACCTTTACACAAAAAATCCTATGCCGAGGGTGCAACACAAGGAAGCATTACAGATTATCGCCAATGCCTGTCGATGTACGCTGTCACAGTCTCGATTTGGTGATATTCAGATTAAATCCAGTTTCGTACCCGAAGCGACAGCAACCTCCGAAGGTGCTACCTCATTCTCCAATGTCGGTAACATTCTAAATGAGACCGAGAAGGACGAATACGGTACTCTCGCTACGAATTACACTCCTGTCAACGGTGGAATGTACTTCCTTCCGGCAGATGGAAAGAGCGACCTCAATACAGGTTTTATCTCTGAATCTGTTTCGGATAAGAATGGATTCTTCGTGGACAATCCGATTGTAAAAATCTCGTTGGAAGCAATCAGAGCTTATTACAGTATGAAGTTCATTTTCGGTAATGCTCTCCCGGCGGCTTTCAAAATTCGTACCTACAATACCGGGGAGCTGGTTACAGAGTACGAAGTTGGTAGCGATGAAATCAGCAAGACCACAGTTATTATTAACGATTTTGACGATTTCGATTCAATGGAAATTGAGTTCGTACAGACCGCAGAGCCGGAAAGCCGAATTGTGCTGAATCATTTCAGCTTGAGCGAGGTTACGGATTTCACCATGACCCGAAAAGATATGACCTCCTCCCCGAAAGCTATCAAACAGGAACTTGTCAAGGAAGTTATCGTTCCTTGTTACAGTTACCAGCAAGGTAAGCAAGAGGAGAACCTCGTGTACGAGGACGTTGAGGTTGTAGCCGGACAGGTGGAAACCTACTATATCCAAGACCCTTCCTACGGTTACAGAGCTACTCTGAATGAGCAGACTGGACTTGCAGAGGTGATTGATTGGGGTAATTACTACGTTACTCTGAAATTCAATACCACAGGCTCTTATAAGCTCGAGGTGTTGGGCTATCGCTACAAAATCGTAGAGAGATACGCTATCAAGACCCTACACAATAGGGGTAAGACGATTAAATGGGAAAACCCTCTCATTTCCGACATGACAATGGCGAATGACCTTGTGGAGTGGCTGGCTGATTACTATATGGGTGCAATCGAGTATGAATACACTACCCGAGGAAATCCCGAAATTGACGCTACGGATATTGTCTACCAAGAAAATGAGTTCCACTCCGATATGAAGGTGACTATCTACCGACATACGGTGAACTTCAAACAAGCATTTTCGGGTAAGGTAACTGCCCGAAGGATAGGAGGTTAAATCATGTGGACTACACCTAAAACAAATTGGCATGGTGAAGTGATTGACGGTGTTTACATCGGAGACCGATTCAACGCTGTCGATTTCAACCGCATTAAAAACAACCTCCAATATCTCGCTGAATTGGCTGTGAAAATGTATGACGAGTTTTCAATCCATTCTCTCGGTTCTGACAGAACCCCGAAGGATTACTTCTATGCTGATGAAATCAATAAGCTGGAACAAAACCTCAACACCATTAACAGCAAGAGCCTTAAAAGGTCGTATGGGAATACCCCCATTTATAGCGATAACGGTAACACAATGGATTTTGTAGAACTGAATCGTTTGGAGGGGGCAATCCTCGACCTTTACGACAGGCTCACAAATCAAGCCGAGGGAAGGAGGACGTTGACATGGAATTTCGGAATGAAAGGAGGATTATAAGCGATGGCATGGAGTTTGTTACCAACTAATTACACTGACGCTTCGTGGGCTGGTCTCAAGAGATATGCGATGGTGAATAACGATGATGGTACTATCTCGTTACAGGACGTGACGGTTTACACCAACAGAGAAAATTCCTTCTTCGGTGCAAAAGACGCTAACCGAATGAATGAAGCTCTGAATATCCTTATGTCCATGGTAGAAAACGGAACGAACTTGTACGAGGAGTTCCAAACCTACTTCGACACGCAGAAGACAGAGTTCAGAAGCGAAGCGAACGATGTAATTGAAAACGTAAGAACCCTCACCAACGTGGAGTACGATTCTTACAAAACGTATGTAGCTGATTTGAAGACCGAAGGTGACGAGACTATGGAAAGTATCGAAACCGGGTATGAGCAGAGAATGGCTACTTACGAAAGTGAACAAAAAGCGGCATTTGACGCATGGTTCGCTGAAATCAAAGACCAGTTAAGCTCTGATGTTGCCGGGAGCTTGCAGAATCAGCTTGACGAAGCAAACGCTACGATTGCTCGTTTGGAATACATGATTATTCACAACGAGTTCTACGCACCTCTCGCAGTTGATGATACCGGGGCTGTTCTTGCAGACGATTTAGGTTTCACCATTGTAGCTGACTGGAAACACATTGAATCTTAAAGGAGGAAAACAAAATGGCTGATAATCAGAAAAAGGTTACGGATTTGACCGGGATTACCACTCCGGCAGACGCTAACCTCATTCCCATTCACGATGGCACAGGTTTGAAGAATATCACCTTTGCCAATTTCAGAAACAAGGTTAATGAGCCTATGGACGCAAAGGTAGCACCTCTGCTTTTCAACAATGCGGCGGCTCATAACGCAATTTACAGAGGTGAGAACCTCGGTACTGCGGTTACTTCCGCACAGTATGCCGCAATCAAAGCTGGTACGTTTGAAGACCTGTATATCGGTGACTATTGGGTAATCAATGGTGTGAACTGGCGAATCGCCGCTTTCGATTACTATTTGAATTGCGGTGACACATCTTGTACTACCCACCATGCGGTTATCGTTCCCGATACCTGTCTTTATAACCATGTTATGAACGACAGCAACATAACTACCGGCGGCTATACTGGCTCAAAAATGTATACCGAGGGTCTCGAACAGGCAAAGACCACTATCAAAGCGGCTTTCAGTGGACACGTTCTTTCTCACAGAGTTTATCTTGTGAACGCTGTTACGGACGGACACCCTTCTGCTGGTGCATGGTTTGACAGTGAAGTTGAGCTGATGAATGAACAGATGGTTTACGGTGGTGCTATCTTTATGCCTATCGCTAACGGTAGTGCTGTTTACTCCAATTATCGAGTTGAGAAGTCGCAGTTGCCTTTGTTCGCACACGAACCGAGCAGAATTTGTAACAGAGCGACATGGTGGTTGAGAGACGTAGTTTCCGCTTCCCTTTTCGCCGTTGTCAACGGCATCGGTCTTGCGAACTCCAACTACGCTTCTTACTCTTATGGTGTTCGCCCGGCTTTCTGTATATCTTAAATCTGCGACCCCTTGTGGGTCGCATTGACGGAGGTTTATTAAGTAAATGTCAGTATTAAAAAGCAAACGAAAACAATCACAATTTGAAGTATTCCATCACTTCAACAAAGTTCGACAGGAGGTAACAAATCTGTTACTCCGCAACTTCGGGTACGACTTCGAGCGAGCTGAAAAGCGTATCTCTCACAAATTTGGTGACAGAGAATATGAAGAACTTACACCCGAGGAGAAAGACCGATACGACAAGCTCAAGGCGAAATACGAAGCGTTCGACACATGGTTTATTGCCGATGAACGACAAGTCGTAATGGACTGTCTTCGTAACATTACGGAGTATGTCTATACCGCCAACAGCATTTACCCTACCGTTTGGGAGGAACTGGTTGAGCGTAGGCTCTTACAGGACAAGGCTATCGGTCAGTGTTATAGGCTCACACAGGAGTTGCAATACGCTATCGAAACTCTCCCTGTCGATGTGAACAAGTATACTCGTTTTGCTGACATGATACAGACAGAGATAAACCTTCTCAAAGGTTGGAGAAAATCTGACAACAAATTTAAGAGGGCAATCTCTGATTCCGCTTCCAATTTCGCCAATGTCAACAACAACGGTAATGCGAACTACAACAACGCTTCTAACTCTAATGGTGTTCGCCCGGATTTCGATTCTGCGATTGAGTAGCCTATCGAGCGTTTCGCAGACAGAGAAAGGAGAGGTTGTCCTTCCATTATGGTAAATGCTAAACACGACACAGGCTATTACGATAGCTCCTGTTATCAGCGTGAGATATTTGATGGTAATGCACTTTATGACGCTTATAAACGAGCCAAACAAGGTAGTGATTGGAAACCTCAAGTCCAAAAATTTGAAATGACGTATTTATTAGAACTTGCGGCTATGCAGAAACAACTTGAAAACATGGAGTATAAGTTTCGCCCCTCTACCGAGTTCGTGCTAAATGAGCGTGGTAAGACAAGAGTTATAAGGGGTGAGCAAATCGAGGATAGGATTGTGAAACACGCTCTCTGTGACGAGGTACTTAATCCAGCGGTAAGGAATTTCCTTATCTATGACAACGGAGCGAGCCTTGTCGGAAAAGGGATAGCGTTCACCCGAAACCGATTGCTCACTCACCTACGAAGGTACTATGCGAAGCATGGTTCTAACGATGGTTATATTCTTCTGATTGACTTCTCCAAATACTACGACAATATCAGACATGATGTGTTGTTGGAACTGTTTGAGAAATATGTCGATGATGAACACGCTCTATGGCTCTTGAGGAAAACCATAGAACGCTCAAGGGTAGATGTGTCCTATATGGCAGACGATGAATACGAGGAGTGTTTGAACACCCTGTTTAATTCGCTCGTCTACCAACACATTGATAAATCTCTCCTCACCGGGGAGAAATTCATGGCGAAGCACCTCAACATTGGAGACCAAGTGGCACAGGTCGCTGGTATCGCCTATCCGATACGAATTGATAACTATATCAAAATCGTAAAGGGTGTGGAGTTCTACGGTAGGTATATGGACGATAGCTACGTCATTCACGAGAGCAAGGAATACCTACAAGACTTGCTCAAGGACATTATCTCGATAGCGGCTGAACTCGGTATAACGGTTAATACCCACAAGACGAGGATATGTAAGCTCTCGAGCTACTGGCGATTCTTACAGGTACAGTATTCGCTTACTGATACCGGGAGGGTTATTCAGAAGATTAACCCCAAACGTCTCACAGCTATGAGACGCAAAATGAAGAAACTTGCTCCTAAATTGACAGAGAAGGAATTTACCGATTTCTTCCGCTCATGGTTCAAGAACCACTACAAAATTATGAGCAAGATTCAGAGAAGTAACATTGAAACCCTATTCAATCAATTAAAGGAGGAAACATTATGCAGTACACAATTAGACTTGCAGATGGTACAGAGCTGAAAGGTCTCTCCAAGAATGGAGATAATTTCGTAAGCTCTACCAAAATTGACGAGAGTATCTTTGAGGGTAATCTCTCCGAAATGGTAGTCTCCGATGGCGAAACCGAGGTCACTTACAACAATGTTGAGCTGATTCAACAGGTTGAATATGCTGACGGTTGGTATCTTGCTTTCAGAGAGCTTTCCGCACAGGAACTTCGAGACATGGAAGTTGACGCAAAAATCGACTACATCGCTATGATGGCAGACGTGGATATGGAGGTATAAGAATATGGCACACAGTAAGAAATACGCTACGGTAAAGAAATATTACGACATGGGTATGTGGAGTAAAGGCATGGTGGCTAACGCTGTTGTGAAGGGTTGGATTACCGCCGCCGAGTATGAAGAAATCACCGGGGAGGTGTACGAGGGTTAATACCCTCTACCCCTCTCGGTGCGGAAAGTAGGTGACAGTTTATGGACGATAGAGATTATGTAGGCAGACAAGAACACGAGGAGTTCGTGAAGCGTATGGAACAGGAGCATAAAGGCATGAACGCTCGTATCAAAGATTTGGAAGCTGGTGTGAAGGAAATCGTAGACTTGACTATCGCTATCAATAACATGGCTAACAGTATGGACGCTATGGTTAAGGAGCAGAAAAAGCAAGGCGAACACATCGAAGCTCTCGAATCACGAGACGGTGAGCGTTGGAGAACGGTTTCCGGCTACGTTATCACAGCTATTGTGGGTATTGTTATTGGCTTCATTTTCAAACAGTTTGGAATGTAAGGAGGATTCAGCATGAGCAATTTCATTGAACAGATTGCAAAATATGTCGTGAAATATGCTCACTCCTACGGTATCGCTGTCCACTCTCCAATTATCGCTCAAGCGATTTTGGAGAGTGCGAGCGGCACTTCCGAGCTGGCTGTGAACGCTCACAACTACTTTGGTCTGAAATATCGAAAAGGTAGGTGTAAAACCTGTGTCGGTATCTATACCAAAGTCGGGAGCGAACAGAACGCAGACGGAAGTTATACGAGTTCCTCTATGGAGTGGTGCAAGTTTACCGACATGGAAAACGGTGTTATCGGATATTTTGATTTTATCAATATTCCGAATTACTCCAACCTCAAAGGGGTAACAGACCCCGAGACGTATCTCCGTAACATCAAAGCAGATGGGTACGCAACGTCTCTGAATTACGTTGATAACCTTATGAAGGTTATTGAGAAGTATAATTTAACTCAATTCGACAACGAAAAGAAGGAGGTAGACGAAATGAGTAACAGTTCTTTGGTGACATATACGAGAATCACCAACAACAAAACCAGTCCTCGTAACCATGCGATTGACACAATCACGATTCACTGTATCGTAGGTCAGTGGACAGCGAAACAGGGTTGTGATTATTTCGCTACAACCGACAGAGAGTGTTCCGCAAACTACGTTGTAGGTAAGGACGGTTCTATCGGATTGTCTGTTGACGAAAAAGACCGTAGCTGGTGTTCTTCCAACAGAGATAACGATAACCGAGCTATCACTATCGAGGTGGCAAGCGACACCAAACACCCTTATGCTGTTACGGACGAAGCATACGAAGCTCTTATCAAGTTGGTGGCTGATATTTGTAAGCGTAATGGTATCAAGAAGCTGGTATGGTCTACGAATAAGGCTGACAGAATGAATCACAGAAACGGTTGTAACATGACCGTTCACAGAGACTTCGCCGCTAAAGCGTGTCCGGGTGATTATCTGTATGAGCGTCATGGGGATATTGCCAATAAGGTAAATGCTATCCTCAACGGTGGCTCTGCTACCGAGGGCAAGCCTGTGACCCCTACGAAGAAGACGATGTATCGTGTTCGTAAAACATGGGCTGACGCAAAATCCCAGCTCGGAGCGTACACCGTTCTCGCCAATGCGAAGAAACAGGTAGACAAGAATCCGGGCTACTCTGTATTCGATGAAGACGGTAAGGTGGTTTACTCCGGCAAGACCGAAAAGGTCGAGGAGACATTCAAGCCTTATTGGGTTAAGGTAACTACCGCAGTCCTCAATATCCGTAAGGGTGCTGGTACGAACTACGGTACTAACGGTGCTATCCGAGACATGGGTGTTTACACTATCGTAGCGGAAGCGACAGGACAGGGAGCGAAGAAGTGGGGTAAATTGAAATCCGGGGCTGGCTGGATTTCTCTTGACTACACCAAGAAGGTCTAATGGCTCGTAGGAAACGAAAAGCCAAAATGGAGTTTTCAAAGAAAATCCTCGTGTTTGCGGCTATCGTGAATATCGTGGTTATCGTATTCACATTGATAATGATTTGGAGAACGTGTGACCTCACACCTCTCGCATATCTTATTCCAGCAGTTGCCGCCGAGACCGCCACAGGAACAGGTTTCTACTATGCGAAAGCCAAGGTGGAAAACCGTATTAAACTGATGAAAGCTCACAATCTTGAAGTAAACGAAAATTCTTTGAATGATGGAGGATATTACAATGGTTGATTTGACACAGATTATCGTAGCAGTTTTTACACTGGTGATTTCTCTGATTACCGCTTTTCTGATTCCTTATCTGAAAAGTAAGGTGAGCGGCGAACAGCTCGAGACTATCAAGTTTTGGGTAAATATCGCTGTCGAAGCGGCAGAAATGATTTATGTCGGCACAGGCAGAGGTGAGGAGAAGAAAAAGTATGTTATGGCTTTCCTCAATCGAAAAGGTTTTACGCTGAATATGGAAGAAATCGAGAACCTTATCGAAGCCGCTGTGTTGGAGTTGAAATTGGCTCAAACGCACAAAGAGGAAGCCTAACCGAAGTTAGACCTCCTCTACTATTAAAACAAATCCGAAAACGTGTTTCACGAAAAATATTGGGTTCGGATTTGCACTATTTGGTGGAGTTATGCCCTCAATATCCGAACCCGAGATAGTGAGGGTATTATTCCCCGAAATGTTGAATGTCAGCACAATCTTACGACCTTTATCGCCCTCGTCATAGACGAAGACGGAGTTCACCAGTGTGTCGATGATTGTACGCTGATATTCCACATCGTTAATATCGCCGCTCTTGAAAGAAGTGAGCCAATAAGCTATTCGCTCCTTCGACAAGAGCGGCTTTTTGTTTTCTTCACGAGCTATCTGACCCTCGAGGTCTCTACGCTCGTCTTCCAATTCCTCAAGTCGTGCTTTCGTGGTCGAGGTGATGATACCTTGCTCGATTGCCGACATGAGGTTTTTTATTTTCTTATTGGTTTCTCTCAACGCTTCCTTCAACCCTATGAGGAGCGATGTATCTTCCATTTCCTTTTCGATAAGCTCCCAAGCCTTTGTCGAAATCATTTCGATATTTTCATCGGTGAGAACGTGATTCACAGTATAGCGAACAACCAGCTCCTCAATCCAATTCTTCTTTTCATTCTTCTTATTACATTGGTGCTTTCGCTTTCGGTCAATGCACTTGTAATACAGGTGGAGCTTCCCGGTGTGAGAAGTACCGCTCTCACCAACCATGGGAGACCCACAGTGACCGCAGAACAGCTTCGTGGTGAGGAGATAATCTTCCTTTGCTTTGTTCCTTGCTCTCGCTGAAAAGTTATGTTTAAGCCTTGCCTGTACCTTCTCAAACAGGGTCTTGTCAATGATAGGTGGAACACTGTTTTCCAACACAATGTCAGCATATCGGTATACACCGATGTATCTATCGTTCCTCAATATCCTGTCGAGACTGTTCTTATTAAAAGCATTTCCTCGGGAAGTCTTAAAGCCCTGTTCGTTAAGCCACTTCACGATTTGAGTAGCCGAATGTCCATCGGCATACATTTCAAAGATTGTCTGTACCGCTTTCGCTCCAACAGGCTCTATCTGATATTTTCTGTCTTCTCCTATTACATATCCAAGCGGCGGTGTACCCATGGCGATTCCATGGAGAGCGTTTTCCGTCATACCTCTTTTAATACTTCGGGCGAGGTTCTCGGAGTAATATTCTGCGTAACCCTCAAGGACTGATTCAAGAATAATACCCTCCGGGGTGTCCGGCATTGGTTGTTTCGCATAATAAACTTTAACCCCATTCTTCTTTAGCTTTGCTTTATAGACCGCAGAATCGTACCTATTTCGGGCGAAACGGTCAAGGGTATACATGATTACCGCTTCAAATTTATGCTTCTCACTGTCTTTTATAAGACGTTGGAAGCTGGGTCTATTGTCGGTCTTACCCGATATAGCCCTGTCAATATATTCGTCTACGATGATAAATCCGTTCTTCATGGCAAACTCGGTACACTCTCGAATCTGCCCCTCTATGGATTCCTCTCGCTGATTGTGGCTCGAGTATCGAGCATAGATTACCGCTTTGATAATCTCACCTCCAATAGCTTTTTCCTTCTTAATAACTCTATCGGGATAATGTTAGATTGCCGCAGAATCTTCTTTATCCCCCTCTAACTCCTCTCGGTTTTCATAATCATAGACCATAGCCATGAACTCATGCTTTGCTCTACGAGATAAGGAGCGATACACACGAAGAATGTCTGCTTCGTCTTCGTCTGCTGGTGCTACTGGTTCGAGGTCTTCTTCGTCAGCGAAGAAATCCATTACGGAACAATGTAGTGTTTGAGCGAGAATAACCATTACTTCTTCCTTTGGCAAAGACCCCTCATTCCAACGAGAGACCTTCGAGGTGGACAACCCAAGGCTCTTAACGACTGCGGTAAGGGTAGTTCCCTGTGACTTACATATACGGTTAATATTCTGTGCGAATGTCATTACAATTCCTCCTTTGAAAAATAAATTCCACTTTTGAGAATTTTCCTATTGACAAACCTCATAATAAGAATTATAATAACATCAAGAGTTCCGAAAATGAGGTTTTGGCAATAGAAGACCGACCTCTCAAAATTGGCAGTTTTGAGAAGTTGAAATGTTGTTGCATAGTCTTATAAGAATAATAACAATAATTCTTCATTTTGTCAATGGGAACTCCGAATTTCAGAATTAAAATTTGCGAAAGGAGGAACTTGACGTGAGCGATGTTAAGTCGAGAATGGCAAAAGCTGGCATGACACAGGTAGACATGATTTTGGAATTGCAGAAGCGAGGTTATGCAGTCCAGCCCCCTATGATGTCCAGTATTCTACGAGGGGTTTATACCTACCCCAAGGCGAAGGTGATTCTCGCAGAGTGTGAAGCGATTTTAGACGAGCGAGAAGGAAACCATGAATCTCTCTAACGAGCAGATAACAGACCTCGCAAGACCGTTGGTGGGTATCATAACGAAGTTTTATGAAGACCCGAAGAATGAGGAGGATTTTCAGAAATGGCTAAAGGAAAGAGAATCAACAGATACAAAGTGGCAAAAATCCAAGCCTACATTGTGCTAATTCTGTTGGTAGTAATCGGATTCGTTGTTGGTAGGGTAACGAAACCAGTTGAGGTTGAAAAGGTGACAGTCACCGAAACAATCGAAGTACCTACCTACGAAGCTGACAAGCTCCCGGAACTGTCAGAGATTTATATTTATGACGTTCCACTCTCCGAGAATTTGCAGAGATACATCTATGAGGTGTGTGCTGACGAGGAAGTACCTGTTGCTCTTGTGCTGGCGATGATTGAACACGAAAGCGGCTTTAACCCGGAAGTAATCAGTGCAACCGATGATTGCGGTCTCATGCAGATTAACGAAGTCAATTATGAGTGGCTCGAGGAAGATTTCAGATGTGCCGACATGACAAACCCTTATCAGAAAGTGTTCTGTGGGATAAAGATTATCGGTCAGTATCTCGAACAGTACGAAGGTGATTACACCAAAGCTCTCATGGCTTACAACATGGGGAATTACGGAGCGAAAAAGGCATGGGCTAACGGAGTGGATAGTACACGATACACAACCTCCATTATGAGCCTGTTCCAAGAATATGAGGAGGTGAAGGATAATGCCACACTTGATAGCAGTCAAGAATGACAAACCTACAACAATCCTCTCCCCGAAAGATTTTGAGGATTTGATAGCCGAACACATGGGCTACGAATGTGCAAACTTCTATCGAGAACAGATAGAACAGCTTTCAGATTGTATCAGAGATTTGGACAGATACATTGACGATAAGCTCGTTCACATGGACGTGAAGGAGGTACTTAAAGTCAATGGCTACTAATAACAGGAAGACCGGGAACTCGTTTGAAATCGAGTTCAGCGAGATTCTTTTCAACAAAGGGTTTTGGGTCAAATGTCTGACACAGAACCAAGCTGGACAACCAGCAGATGTTATAGCAGTACGAAATGGCAGAGCATATTTGATTGATTGCAAGGATTGTGTCAACGATAACTTCCCATTCTCTCGTATCGAGGGCAACCAGCACACAGCCATGAAGCTGTGGAAGGATAGCGGAAACGGTTACGGACTGTTCGCCTTGCGATTGAGCGACAAGCGTATTTACATGATAGACTACGAGCTGATGATAGCTCTCTCGATTAACCAAGCGTCTATCGGTGAAGACCTTATCTCACACTACGGTCTCCCATTGGAGAGGTGGGTGGAGAAATGCAGATAACGGTATCAAATGCTCTCACAATTACAGAACCAAGTCGGGAACTGATTCAGTGGTGCAAGAAAAATCTTATTATTGCAAATCCCGATTATGCGAAGAAAGCTCGTATGGGCTTTTGGACAGGTGATGCACCGAAGACCCTCGCTCTATACGAGGTACGAGGAAAAGAGCTGATAATTCCGTTTGGAATGTTACGCTCGATACCAAAGTCGATTACCGACACAGCTTCGTTTGTGAGCGATTTTAAGCCCCCTGTGGCGGTTGATTTTCAAGCCCATGTTCCACTCTATGATTACCAAGAAAAGGCGGTACAGGCGATGATAGCCGCCAAATACGGTATCTTACAGAGTGCCGCCGGAAGCGGTAAAACGCAGATGGGAATTGCATTGGCTACGAGAATCGGAAGACGTACCCTGTGGCTCTGCCACACACTCGACCTTATCAAACAGAGCAAGGAACGAGCGAAGCTCTACATGAGTGAAGACCTCATGGGTACTATCACAGAAGGTAAGGTCAATCTCGGTTCTCATATCACCTTCGCAACCATTCAGACGATGTGCAAGCTCGACCTTGCTCAATACAAGGATTATTGGGATTGCATAATCACCGATGAATGTCACCGAGTAGCTGGGTCTCCGACAGCAGTTACACAATATCAGAAGGTCTTAAACAGTCTGTCAGCAAGACACAAATACGGTCTGTCAGCTACGGTTCACAGGTCTGACGGTATGATACAGGCTACATACGCTCTCGTTGGTGAAGTTGCTTACAGTGTTCCCGATGAAGCTGTCGCAGACAAAATTATGAAAGTGGGTATCTACCCGGTAGGTACAGGGATTCAAATTAGCAGAGCTTGTCTTAATACGGACGGTACTCTGAATTATGCGAAGCTCATTACCTATCTGACAGAGAACCATGAGCGAAACAAACTGATTGCCGAATCCATCGAACGCAGACCGTCACTGATTCTATCGGACAGGTTGGCTCATTTGGAAGACCTTATGAGATTACTCCCGGCTGATATGAGACAGGACGCTGTGATGATAAGCGGCAAAATGACAACCAAAAAAGGTAAGGCAGAACGAGAACAGGCTCTTGAGGATATGAGAGCTGGTCGCAAGAAATATCTTTTTGCTACCTACTCTCTCGCCAAGGAAGGGTTGGACGTTCCTCGATTGGAGCGATTATATCTCACTACCCCACAAAAGGATTACGCTGTGGTGACACAGAGTATCGGACGAATCGCCCGAACCTTTGAGGGTAAGGCTGACCCGATAGCCTACGATTTCGTGGACGATATAGCTTACCTCGTGAAGTCTTACAAAAAGCGATGTACGACCTATCGAAAGAATGGGTGCTACTTCGTAGAAGGAGGTAGCGAATGAGAATTGTAAGCTATGACTTTGAAGTATTCGCCTATGACTGGCTGGTGGTACTCAAAGACAAAGAGACAGGTATTCGTACTCGTATTCACAATGATAACGAAGCTCTGAAAATGGCAATCTCCGATGATTGTATCTACGTTGGGTTTAACTCCAAACACTACGACCAGTTCATTATGAAAGCGGCGGCAGTTGGATTTACCCCACAGGAGATAAAACAGGTCAACGATTTCATTATCGGCGGCGGTCAAGGTTGGGAATGTCCTTCCCTCCGAGATATTTATTTCCGTTTCAACAACGTAGATGTGAAAGACGATATGCAGATGGGATTATCCCTTAAAGCTATCGAAGGACACCTCGGATTGAGTGTTAAGGAAAGTTCCGTACCATTCGATATTGACCGTCCTTTGACCCCGGAGGAAGTCGAGGAGACCTTCTTCTACTGTGAACACGATGTAGATACCACCGAGCGAATTTTCGATATTCGTAAGGATTATTTCAAGAATAAGATTAACCTCGGGCGATTGGCTGGTCTCGATGAAGTCAAAGCCATGGGTATGACAAATGCCAAGCTGACTGCGGCACTACTCCAAGCGTCCAAACAGCCACACGATGATGAACGCAAATATGTGTACCCGGAGAATCTACGAAAAGAGTTCATTCCACAGGAAGTATTCGAGTTCTTTGATAAGATGTACGACCCTTCCATTTCAGACAAAGACCTGTTTAGTGGAAAGCTCGAGCTGTTCATCGGTGAGTGTCCTGTAACGATTGGATATGGCGGTATTCATGGTGCAATCCCTAACTTCATTTGGGAGGAAGACGAGAACCGCAGAATCCGAAACAAGGACGTAGGAAGCTACTATCCTCACCTTTGTACTATCAATGGTTACACGAGCCGAAACATTCCTTCTCCGCAGATTTACGAGAATGTGTTGGACAATCGTATGAAAGCCAAAGCGAGCGGCGATACCGCTACCGCAAATGCTCTCAAGCTGGTATGTAACACCACTTACGGAGCTATGCTCAACAAATACAATGAGTTGTTCGACCCTCTCATGGGTCGCTCGGTATGTATTAGCGGTCAGCTCTATTTGCTCGAACTGGCAGAACACTGTTTCCAAGAGATTCCGGGTCTGCGAATCGTCCAGCTCAATACGGACGGTATCATGGTGGAATGTGATAAGAACGACCTCGATAAATTGGACGAAATCTGTGAGGAATGGCAGTCTCGCACAGGCTTTGAGCTTGAGACTGATTCTGTCGTGAAAATCGCACAGAAGGACGTAAACAACTACGTTGAAGTTCAGCCGAGCGGTAAGTCAAAAGCCAAAGGCGGCTACCTCGTTAAAGGTCTCGCCAAAGCCGGAGCGTTCAACATCAATAACTCCTGTTGTATCGTTGCCACAGCACTGATTGAGTATTTCGTAAACGGTACACCAGTCGAGGAGACAATAAATAATTGCGATGATATTTTCCAGTTCCAAATCATCGCCAAAGCCGGAGCAAAGTACAAGGAAGCCTATCATTTGATTGGTGATGAAAAAGAACCAGTACAGAAGGTCAACCGAGTATATGCTACCGCAGACGAGAGATACGGTAAGTTGTTCAAGGTCAAAGCCGAGGACGAATCTACCGCAAAAATCGAAATGCTTCCCGAGCATTGTATTATCGACAACGATAATCAGCTCACTATCGCAGATGTGGACAAGTCCTTCTACATCGAAATGGCGAAGAAGCGTGTAAATGACTTTATGGGTATCAAACCCGAAAGAAAAACCAAATCCACAAGGAGGAAGAAAGAAATGGCAACAACCAAAAAAGAAACAGCAACCCTCAACGTCTATCAGAAGTTAATCATGGCTCGTGAGAAGTTCCTCATGTCCGACATTAACCAAAGCGGTAAGAATATGCAGTTGTCCTTCAAGTATTTTGAGCTGAAAGACATTGTTCCTACCGTAACTCACATCTTTAGTGAGATTGGTCTTATCGCTATCGACAACTTCACTGATACGACAGCTACTCTCACTATTGTAAACACTGACGCTCCCGAAGAAACGATTCCGTTCACAATGCCTTTTAATCAGATTGCTCCTATCGTAAGCAACGCTGGTAAACAGGTCACAAACGATATGCAAGCTCTCGGTTCTTCCGTTACTTACATGAGACGTTACCTGTATCAGATTGCGATGGACATTTGTGTGAACGATGAAATCGAGCCTACTATCGACCACAACACCAACAATCCTAACGCTACCGCCGCTCCTGTCGCAGAGAAGAAAGCTCCGGCAACACCCGAACAGAGAGCCGAGGTAAAACAGGAACTCACAGCTCCGGCAGACAACGCTACCGCTTTGCAGATTAAAGGTCTCAAGGGAGTGTTGAAGAAGCTCAAGGACGCACAGCCCGACAAGGAAGAAATGATTGCGAAAATCGCTGTTGAGACACAGGGCTTTACCGTAATCAGTAAGTCCGATTGTGAAACTCTGATTCAGAGAATCACAGCTATGTTGGAAGGAGGAGCTGAATAATGGCAGATATTAAGTGGCTCGAGGGTAATCGTATTCAGATTACCCCTCCCAAGAGAACGAAGAAAATCACAGGTACTCGTTTCGCTACTATCCTCGGGTTGAATCCATGGTCTACTCCTTTTGAAATGTGGTGTGCAATCACAAAGACCTTCGAGCTTCCTTTTGAGGACACTATCTATACTGTCGCTGGTAAGACAATCGAACCTAAACAGGCTGACTACATGAAAAAGTCCTATGGTATGGATTTGATTACTCCTACCGACAGATACGGTGCTGACTACTTCAATAAGACATGGGGTGACTTCTTCCCGGACAGTCCTCATTTGGGAGGTATGTGGGATTACCTCGGAGTTGACGAAGACGGTGTTGTTGATACCGTACTCGAAATGAAGACCACAAAGCGTATCGAGGACTGGCAGAATGACGCTCCCGAATATTACGCTTTACAGGCGGCATTGTACGCATGGTTGCTCGGTGTGGACAACGTAATCATGGTCGCTTCCTTCCTTGAGGAAAAGGATTACGAAGACCCTTCCAAATATGTTCCTAACATCAAAAACACCATTACGGTAGAGTTCAAGGTTTCCGAGAGATACCCGAATTTTGCAGACAAGGTGGCACAGGTTGAGAAATGGTGGTCTGAATATGTAGACGCTGGTATCTCCCCTGTATATGACGAGAAGAAGGACGCTGAAATCCTCAAGGCTCTCCGTACCAACACTCTTGCTCCCGAGACTGACATTGACGCTCTGATTGCCGAAGCCGAAGGTCTCAAGAAGGAAGTGGACGAGGTAGCCGCTTCTATCAAGGAAAAGGAAAAGCGTCTCAAGAAAATCAACGACATTATCAAGGAACACGCTATGTCGCAGTTCCGAGACGGTGATAAAAAGGTTGAGGTCAAGGGTGGCTCTTATGTGTGGTCGCTAGCACGTTCCGTCAAGGACGTTACTACCTACAATGAGGAAGCTCTTAAAGCCGATGGTGTATTCGATAAATACGCTACTGTAACACAGGACACTTCTTACCGTATGACGGTGAGTGCAATTAAGAAGGAGGATAAGTAATATGTCAAGAGCGAAGGAACTGACAGAACAGATTATCAATACTCATAAGTTCCATGAGGAGGAAATGAAGAACCTCGAGGAACAGAGAGAACAGGCTCTCAAAGAGGAGAAGTTCGATGAAGCCGCACAGGAGCTTCACAATATGTACGAAAGCCATATCCGAGCTGGTTTCAGTGAAGAACAGGCATGGGAACTGGTGAGAATTTTCTTCACCAACACAACCAAAAGAACATTGTTTTAAGGAGGAAAATTAAAATGGCAAGAATCCCTATGACGAGCGGTTTCGTAGTAATCCCGGAAGGTGAATACGTTTTCCGCATTTATGACGCAAGCTACGATGAAGACTTCGGTAGAATCGAGGTCAAGATGGTAACAGCAACAGGAGCAACCCACACAGAGCGTTTCTCTATCAAGGATAAGAACGATGAATACAACGAAAAGGCTCTCAATGCGTTCTCCTACTTCGCTAAAACTGCGATGAACGATTATGGTCTCGAAGACGTAGACCCGGAAGAACTTATCGACCACTATATCAGAGCCGAAGTTACTCACACCAAACAGCCTAACCGTAACGACCCTACCAAGACTGTTACTTTCGCTAATCTCGGTGATAAGTACCCGGCTGATGGTTTCGACACCGAACCTGTCGCTCGTGCTATGAGCATGGGTCGTGGTGGTAAGACCGCCGCTCCTAAAGCTACTGCCCCAGCTCCTACCGCTTCCGCTCCGGCGGCAAATGCTGGTAAGGGTTTAGACCTCGATAGTCTGTTAGGTTAATGAATATTGGGAGGGGAGGTTCTCTCCTCTCCCTACATATCAAGGAGGTAGCACATGGAAGATAAAATCAATCACCCTTCCCATTACTGTCAAGAAGGAGCGATGGAGTGTATTGACGAAATGATAGCCATTTTCGGCAAGACCGCAGTTATGCACTTCTGCTTACTGAATGTATGGAAGTACCGCAAGAGAGCGGTCTATAAGAATGGCGAGGAAGACATGAAGAAAGCCGATTGGTATATGGCAAAGTATATCGAACTCGGAGGAAAGGCGGTTAAGGTATGACACCAAACGAATATCAAAAGGAAGCATTACGAACCGCAAGCGGTATGAGTAATCAATATCCCATGTTCGTGAACGGAGTTCTCGGTCTCTGCGGAGAATCCGGGGAATGTGCCGACATGGTTAAGAAATATCTGTTCCAAGGTCACGAGCTGGACAAGGAACATTTCGCAAAGGAACTCGGAGACGTAGCGTGGTATCTTGCTGTGAGTGCTTACGCTATCGGATATGACCTCGAGACAATCCTTCAAATGAATGTAGATAAGCTCCGTAAGCGTTATCCCGATGGATTTGACGCTGAACGCAGTCTACATAGACAGGAGGGTGACGTATGACACTGGCAGATAGAGTAACCGCATTTGATAAATTCATGGGCGATATGGTCTCCGATGAATTTCGCTGTGAGTTGATTAACCGAGGGTTTTTCACAGCTCCGGCAAGTACAAAGTATCATGGTTCTTATGAGGGAGGTCTTTTCGACCACAGCCTAACGGTTGCACAGTTCCTCGTAGAGCTTACTGAAAAGAACGATATTCCATGGACGAATGAACGTAGTCCGTACATCGTGGGTATGTTCCATGACCTCTGTAAGATGGACAACTACGTTGCCGAAATAGACGGTTTCAGATATAACGAAGCTCCTCTCCTTCGTGGACATGGTGATAAGTCAGTGATGTTGCTGGCTGAACACATGAAACTGACAGAGGAAGAAATCCTGTGTATCAGATACCACATGGGAGCATTTGTTGAAAAGGAAGAATGGCGAGATTATACAAGAGCTGTGAATAAATACGCAAGTGTCTTGTGGACGCACCATGCGGATATGCTCGCTACATTCTCCCAAATGCCTGTGAGACTTCTCTCTACCTCTCCTGTAATCTGCGAGAGCTTATTCACATGGCGAATGAAAGACTGTGTAGCAAGGCTCAATGGGAAATCCGAGAACTGGTTC